TCTCGCATCTTTGCAAGGGCTGCACTGTTTAAGGGCCTGTCGTTCATTCCTGGTATTGGGAATTTCCTTGGCTTTGGCGGTGGTGGCGGTGGTGGTGGTAGCACAGGGCTAAATCTTGCAGGCATCGACGCATATATGAACGCTAAAGGCAACATCTACGCCAAGAACAAGATTGTCCCGTTTGCTTATGGCGGCATTGTGAACAAGCCGACGCTGTTCCCGATGGCGAATGGTGCTGGCTTGATGGGCGAGGCTGGGCCTGAAGCAATCATGCCGTTGCGTCGTGGACGAGGTGGCAAGTTAGGTGTTGAGGCTTCTGGCGGCGTTGGTAACGTGGTTGTGAACGTCGATGCTTCTGGTTCCAGAGTGCAAGGAGACCAACCAAACGCAAAAGCCTTAGGTTCTGCAATCGGTGCGGCCGTACAGGCTGAGATCGTGCGTCAAAAGCGTCCCGGAGGCTTGCTTAGCTAATGGCTACTTTTCCAAGCATTGACGCTGACTATGGCGCAAGCAAAAAGGCAGCACCTCGTGTACGGCAGGTGCAGTTTGGATCAGGCTATAGCCAGCGGGCAACGTTTGGCATAAACCAAGATCCAAAGGTGTGGACGTTGCAGTGGGAGAACAGGACAGCAACTGACGCCAATACTATTGAAGATTTTTTAGAGGCTCGCGGTGGCGTTCAATCGTTTAACTGGAGCCCACCAGACGAAAGCACCACCTATAAATGGATTTGCAAAGAGTGGACAAAGACGATGCCGTATTCAAATTTGTTCAACATTGCAGCTACGTTTGAGCAAGTGTTTGAGACCTGATGGCATATCCGTATTTGCTCCACGCATGGTCAGCCAACAGGACGTATGAGCTTGGCGACGTAGTAAGAGCCAATCCAGCCAAGGCAAATACGCTTGCCTTTAAATGCATTGCGGCTGGCGTTTCAGGTGAAGCAAGTGTTTATGCAGACTTCCCCAACAAGGAGCCCGCGTTTCCCTTCAAAATTGCCACTGAACTTAAGGATGGCACTGTTAAGTGGGAGTCATTTGAACCGCTAGCAGAAGAGCTACTAAGACTTGCGCCGACTGCAATAATTGATTTGTTTGAGGTTGAATTGACGCAAGAGGTTAATAACGTTAACGACGTATTGCGGTATCACGCTGGAAAAAACGGATTAACTGAGGACATAAAGTTTGGAGGATTCACATATCCAGCAGTGCCTGTTGAGATCGATGGTTTTGAGTTTTCTTGTAAAGGCGTATTGCCACGACCTACCTTGCGGGTTGCTAATGCAAACAACGCAATTACAGCATTGATGCTGGCTTACAACGTTTTGGCGGCAAAGGTCAGGCGCATCAGGACTTTTGCGAAGTTTATTGACGCTGCGAACTACAATCAGAACCCGTCACTTACCAGCGAGGCAGACGTAACTGATTTATTGATTACACAAGGAGGAAACACCCTGATAGAACAAAGTTTCAATGACACGGCTGACCCTGACGCCAAGATCGTTGAGACATGGTATATCGACAGGGTGTCGTCTGAAAATCAGCAGTTTGTAGAGTTTGAGCTTGCTCCGAAGATTGATCTAACAAATCTTGCGCTGCCTCGCCGCACTGTTGAGGAGTTCTGCCCTTGGAAGTATCGAGGTGTTGAATGCGGCTACAAAGGCGACAGTTGCTTCACAGTGACTAATCAAAAAATTACAAGCGGTACTCTTGAGCAACGTAAAGCTGCTGACGTATGCGGCAAGAGGGTTTCGAGTTGCCAGCTAAGATTTGGTACGCAAGACAACCTTCCTTTCGGGGGCTTCGTTGGGGCAAGACTTCAAGCTTGAAGCCGAAAGGCACGCTTGCAAGCGAGCGCCTGAGGAGTGCTGCGGACTAGTTGTCAATGGCATGTATTTCCCTTGCCGCAATATCGCAGATGATCCAAGGTCAAATTTCGTTCTAGAGCCTGCTGACTATGCGCGTGCTATGTACTTTGGAGACATCGAGGGTGTCGTCCACTCGCATCCAGAGGGTACTCCAGTTAGTGAAGCGGACCGTAAAGCTTGCACCCAAACCGGACTGCCCTGGTTCGTATATTCTGTGCCGCACAAAGAATGGTTGACTATCGATCCCTAGTCGGACTGCAGTGGGATTACGGCAAAAATGACTGTTTCTCTTTGCTGCGTGATTACTACAAGCTGCTTGGCATTGATGTGCCGGACTTTCCGCGACCTGGCTCGTTAGAGCGCACTGACAGCTTGTTTTTAAAATATGCAAGAGCAGCTGGTTTCGACGAAGTATCGTTTGATGAACGCATCCCTCATGACGTGATCATCATGCGTTTAGGCACCAAGACGCCCATGCACGCTGCGATCTATGTAGGTGGCGACAAGATTCTGCACCAGCGAATGAACAGCGTAAGTGCCTTAGAGCCATTAGGCCGTTACTATAGGCAGAGCGTTGCGGCAGTCTTTCGCCATGCAGTTGGTTCTGTTGGCGGGTGAGCTGGGAGAGAAGTACGGCAAGCAGCACGAGTATTACAACTTGCAGACCCCAGCGGATGCAATCAAGCTGCTGTGCATCAACTATCCGGCACTGCAGGAAGACATGATGCAGGCGCACCATAACGGCATTGGATACAAGGTCGTACAGGGTGGTGCGGCGATGGGATATAGCGAATTGAGTTTGCCGTTTGGGAGCAAGCCATTGCTGGTGGTGCCTGTAATTACAGGTGCTGGTGGTGGCTCTACCACTCAGATATTGGTTGGGGTTGGTTTAGTCGCTGCGTCGTTCTTGATTCCTGGGGCGGGCATTGCTGGAACTAGTTTTATGGCGTCTGTGACAGCAGCGAGTGCTACAGCTGCATCTATAGCAGGCAGCATTGCTGGTTCGTTAGGCGTTGCTTTAGTTCTCGGCGGCACTGCAAGTCTGATTTCACCACAACCAACACTGGCTAACGCAAACGCTGATCGCATTAAAGGTGAGGGCACAAACGTGCGTGGTGCTGGCCCTGACGGCGTGAGCCGAGGTGCTTCTGGCATTCAGTCTTATGCTTTTTCAGGACCAGCCAATAGTGTTGGGACCGGAGCAACGATACCTGTCATATACGGGAAGGTGATTACAGGCAGTCATCTAGTCGCGATCGACCTAGATGTTACTGACGAATCAGACCCGCAAAAAACATCGATACAGACACCAAGCCTTAAAACGCTCACGGTAAACGGATCGCTTCTTGGCACAGAACCCAGAAAGTGTGGAGGCTTGATCTCAAGACTTGGTCACACCCCAAAAGATTTTGTTGTAAATAGTTCTACCGGCCTTAAGGTCGACAACGAATTTCCGCCAGGCCAGCAAGAGATTGTATTGCCTAGACAAAAAATTGAAAATGTATTTGGCCCTAAGTCAGAGTATGCCGAGCAGCTTAAGGAGGGCGCTAGCTATACAACAAATGTCGGAGGGGCAAACAGGTCTCAACTCCCATACAAGGAGGCGAAAAGAAAAGTTCTTGACATAATTTTTCGCGTTAGAAACGGACTGTTCGACTTTGTTGGCAGTGATGACACGACGAAAATCGATGGATTTATTACATATGAAATCAACGTTGAAATTACCAGAGGCGGCGCTGATATTGTGATTGCGTCGGCAAGGGTCACACTTCAAGGCTTAGTGGAAAAAAGTCAAAACTTTACCTATGGTCATCGACTAGAGCTGCCTATAGTTGGCACTAGATATCGCGATGGAATGGATGTTACCGTTGAGATCATAGATGCAGCAGTGCATGACAATGCAACTTTTGAGATCCAAAGCTACGGCTACAAAATCCTCAAGGAGATTGACATCTAATGGCTCTTAACTCTAGGACCAGAATCAAACTGATCGACGCCATCTGTGAGGGGCCTATTGAAGGCTTGACTAACAGGCGGGAGGGCGTGTTTCTAAATGAAACAGCACTGACTGAAAGACAGGTTGTCAAAGAGGGGAAAGAACTGCCTCTGGTTAACGTTGCTCACAGAAAAGGCGCTCAAGACCAGCCCTTTTTTAAAGAAGCTTCGCTAGCCAACGCTCAAACAGTTGTCGAAAATGTAGGCGTAGAAATTGGCAAAAATTACGAAGAGACCGTTAACGCAGACAATCGAGTCGTAGAGCGTGATTATGGCTCAGGCGAACTTGTAAGGCAAGTTAGAGACTCTGAAGCTGACTTCGTAAGCCTTGTTTTCACCGTCCCCAAACTTTTTTGTAGTGCGACTGAAGGCTTGGCTCGTGGAGAATTGTTTGCAGCCCAAATTAAGTTTCGCGTTTCCATTGACAAAGGCGATGGCAGTTTCAAGCCAATAAAAATTTCTGTCTTAGATCAGAGCAACGCTCTTGCTAAAAAGAATATTATTAAGGGCATATCAACATCGCCGTATCAGTTTAGAACATCTGAGATTGAGCTTGCAAACGCCAAGGGGGAAAAGAGTGGTTCTTACAAAATCAAGGTAGAAAAACTTGACTTTGGAAAAACAGAGGAGAAAAAAGAGGAGGCTTTTGAAATCAAATTTACTGACATTGAGACAGAGTCTCAAGACAGGCCGTTAGCAAACAATCGAGCAAACCAGCTTGTTTGGTCTAGCATTATCGTTGGCACAAGAATTAAAACAACATATCCAAACACAGCATTAGTTTATCTGGGTATTGACACAGAAGAGTATAACAATTTGCCGTCTAGGTCTTACGAGGTGAAGGGGAAAAAGGTCAAAATCCCATCCAATGCCTTTGTTCGCTCTGAGTCGAACATCAGTAATTGGGACAAAGGCCCTAACAACAACTCCTACGACGCGGTGCGTGACTCAAGAGCTTTTGGCAGCTTAGACTTTAAAACTGATATTCCTTTTGACGGTAGTTTAAAAACTAACGAAAAATGGACGACCTGTCCCATCTGCTGTTTTTATGATTTATTGACTAACAGCCGCTTTGGTGCTGGAGATTTTATTGATGAGTCGAATCTGAACTGGGTAGACTTGATTGAGCTGTCTAAGTACTGCAACGAACTGGTTGAAACGGAAGATGGCTTTGAACCTAGATTTGCCATTAACACTGTTATAGGTAGCCAAGCAGAGGCTTACAGCGTTCTGCAGGACATGGCTAGTGTCTTTCGCGGCATGCTGTTTTGGAAGGCCGATAATGTACAGATTGCAGCTGACCATGGTGGCACGGCTGCAAACGTAATCCATGTATTCAGCAACTCGAATGTTGTAGACGGAAGCTTTGTCTATAGCGGTTCGTCCCTAAAGACTCGGAGTACGCGAGTTCGCGTCAGGTATAACGATCCTGATGATTTTTACAAGCCAAATTTTGTAATTATCGAGGACAGGCAATTAATTGACAGGTACGGCGTGCAAGAAAAAAGCGTTGTCGCTTTTGGCTGCACATCTAAATACCAAGCCCAACGGATGGGCAAATGGATCATGGGCTCAGAGAAGCTGCACGAGGAGACTGTCACATTCTCTGTCGGCCTAGAAGGTCTTAATGTACTGCCTGGCCAGGTGTTTGAAGTGTCAGACGAGATGCGTATGGGCACTCGCTTGGCTGGCCGAATTGCAGGAGCACGATTGAATTTTGTTGATTTAGATCAAACAGCAACTGACCCTGCCGGGTCAAACGACAAGTTGTCTGTCGTAATGAAAGATGGCACTATTGAAACAAGGGATATTGCTAGTTTCAGTGGCAATAGAGTTACGTTGGCCTCAAATTTTACTCAGGTTCCACCTGACGATGCTTTGTATGCGATAAAAAATGACTCAAATGTATTGCGAAAGTATCGCTGCCTTTCTGTCGCGGAAGGTGAGAACGGTGTCTACTCAGTTACTGGTGTAAGGCATGTAGACAGCATTTACAGCGTCGTTGATTCGGCTGACTCCTCCTTAGCTTTTGAAGACGTCAGAACTATTCTGGGTAAGCCAGCTAAGCCGACAAATGTAAAAATTACCTTCTTGCAGGTTGATGATGGCAGAAACACGACAAATAAAGCGATAATTTCGTGGAACAGGGGCGAAACGACTTCTGTCCTCAAGTATGAAGTGCGCTACAAGATTGGAGAGGCGGGTAACTACAGGATTGAGACTACTACTGACAACTCAATCGAAGTCAATATCAAGCTTCAACCAAACAAACTTTTAATTGCACAAGTGCAAGCAGTTGGCCTTTCTCCTGGCAATGAAAAATCAGGCTTTGTGTCAGTGCAGAAAGCAATGCCTAGGGGTGACATTAGTGTTGACGCTAATGACAGAGAAACTGTAATCCTGCCTCCAGACCCTGAAGATGTTGATATTGAGGCTATTGGCGCAGAT